TTGTCACTGTTGTCGGCGCTGCCCCTGAAAAGCCACTGTTACCTGAGTAACCGCTGTAACCCGACGCGCCGCTAAATCCTGAAAAACCTGATGTCCCGGAAAAGCCAGAGATTCCTGAGAAGCCTGAAATTCCACTGAAGCCCTAGACCCCACTGAACCCTGATATTCCACTGAATCCTGAAATACCGCTGAACCCCGACGTTCCTGAAAATCCACTCGTGCCAGAAAATCCTGATGTTCCTGAGAATCCAGTGAATGGTGCCGATGGAAACGAAGGCAGTGTGGAACTTCCCCTCAAAACCCTTTATGGTGCTTTGGCCAAATGTACCGCTGGTAACAACGACGTTGTCGTTCTAATCGGCAATGGTGCAGCCAGTGGCTCTGCTCGTTTATCGACGGCGCTTGCGCAGGAAGTAAACTCGGCAGCAACTTCTGGTGTGCTGACCTGGAACAAAGATGCAACCCACCTGATCGGCGTGTGTGCTCCTACACAAATCGCTCAACGTGCTCGTATTGCGCCTCCAAGCGGCACCTACACGGTTACCACCTTTGGTAGCTCGACGCAGTTTGTGAACGTCACTGCAAGCGGCTGTTACTTTGCCAACTTCTCAGTCTTCTGTGGATTCTCTACAGGCGGCGCGAGCATGGTGGCTTGGACTGACAGCGGTTCGCGCAATGCCTACTCCAACGTAGACATCTACGGTATGGCAGATGCGGCTTCTGCAGGTGGCACGGGTGCGCGCTCCATCAAGCTTTCGGGCGGTGGTGAGCGTACCTTCATCAACTGCACCTTTGGTGGCGACACGGTCCAGCGCAGCGCAGCAAACTACACGCTTGAGCTTTCTGGTGGCACAACGCGCAATATCTTTAAGGATTGCGTGTTCCCATCATGGGCAAGTGCTGGTGGTGCTGGCGGCGCAGCGATTTATGCTGCTGCTGCAAGTGCGATTGACCGCTTCCAACTGTTTGATGGCTGCTCCTTTATTAACGCTGTCCAGTCTACTGGCACGGCGATTACAGATCTGATCTCGTTGCCTGCTTCGGCTGGCGGCATGGTCGTTCTGAAAGGGTGCGTCACCGGAGGGTATACCGGCCTTGGCACGGCTAACGCTGTCGGCCAGACATACATTGATATGCCTGCTCCGAGCAACAGCGCTGGTGGCCTAGCTGTTAACCCGTCGGCCTAATGAGACACCGGCCCTTCGGGGTCGGATCTGAAAGGAACAGAAATGGGTCAGTTTAAGCCGATGGTGAAGATGATGACCACCGAGCCTTCAGTGGAGTTAAAGCTGAAGAAAGGTGGCATGGTCAAAACACCGAAAAAAGTAACGAAGATGATGAATGGCGGTGTCATGGGCGGCTTGGCAGCAATGCCGTCTCCTGGCTCCCGCGGTGGTATGGCACCTGCAATGGCACCACGTCGTCCTTCTATGGCAGCACGTCGTGCGGCGATGATGAATCGCCCCATGATGAAGGAAGGCGGCGAGACCAAGGCAGAGCACGCAGCCGAAATGAAGAAGATGATGGGTACGGAGGCCAAGCTCAAAAAGCATGCTTCTATGCCTGCATCTAAGGCTCACAAGGGCCTAAAAACCGGCGGTGTGGTAATGGGCCAGGGTGGCTACAAAAAGGGCGGTGCAGTGCCCAAGAGTGGCATTCTTCCGGTAGCAGAGTCTGAGCGTGGCGCTAAGTCTTACGTCAAGACCAAGATGGATACAGCGCATGTTGATAAAGCCAAGGGTCCTACTGGCGATGTCAAGATGGGCAAGCCTGGCGGTTACAAAACCGGCGGCGTCGTCATGGGTCAAGGCGGCTACAAGAAAGGTGGTGCTCCAAAAAAGCGCTACGCTACGGGGGGTCTTGTTGATTCAGGCAAACCCGTAGCCTATCCCAAGAAGCCGGCTTCTGCTGCGATCTCTAACGATCGTCAGTCAGGAACTTTTAAGCGTGGTGGCAAAGTCAAGTTTAACGATGGTGGTGCTGCAGGCCCTGTGAGCAATTACGAGCGCGACATGATGAAAAAGAATGTTAAGCCCGTAAAAGATCCAGAGGCTGTTGCAGCAAAAGCAAGTCGTGATCTTGATGAAGCACTCAATCCTGTGGGCATATTCAAAGAGCTTGGCAGTAAGCTTAGAGATAAGCTCCGAGGACAGGGCGCTGTAACTGAAACAGAGAAGTCTGTAACGGTATCGCCTCCACCAGCTAAAAAGAGAGCAGGCGGCGCGTGCTAAACAGCGGGGGCTTCGGCCCCTGCATTATTTAGGGGTCATTCATGGCCAATACAGTTGCAAGCCAAACGCTCGTCGATGGTGAGCGTGTGGCAATCATGAAGTTCACCTTCCAGTGCGATGGCTCAGGCAATGAGTCCAAAGTGCTTAAAGTTGATGTTTCAGCGTTAAATCCAAACTTTGCAGACAAGGCTTGCAATGGTGTAGCTATTCAAAAAGTTTATGCTGTAACGCATGGGTTAGAAGTTGAAATTTATTGGGATGCAACTACTGACATCTTGTGTTGGGCTGTTCCGCAAAACACCAATTATGTAATGGATTTTTCATCATTTGGTGGCTTGGAAAATAACGCAGGCGCTGGCAAAACTGGCGATGTCCTTTTTAGTACGCTAGATGCGGCTGCAGGAGATTTTTACACCGTCACGCTTGAGATGGTGAAAACCTATGCCAGCTAAGTCTAAGGCCCAGTTCCGGCTCATGAAAGCAGCCGAAAACAACCCAAAATTTGCCAAGAAGGTTGGCATTCGACCTGATGTGGCTGCAGAGTACACGCAGTCCAATGTAAAGGGAAAATCGTATGCAAAGCTTCCTGAACAGCTTAAGAACGGCGGTCCGAGCCTTGCGATTGGCCGTGGTGAGAAGCTTCCGGCAGATCAAGGCGCGGGTCTTACCGCCAAAGGCCGAGCCAAGTACAACCGAGAAACAGGATCAAACCTGAAAGCGCCACAGCCCCAGGGAGGGCCAAGGCGTGATTCGTTCTGCGCTCGTATGGGTCCAGTTGCGCGTAAATCTGAGCGCGGATCTCGAGCCAGAGCGTCCATGAAACGCTGGAATTGTCCGGGCTGGTGAAATGTCCTATTCCGATACCTACGGTCAGGTTTTTAATGTCCAAACGCTGATTGACCACGCTGCGAGGCGCTGTGGCAAGCTTGCTGAAGAGCTAACCAGCGAGCAATTGCTAACCGCACGCGAGTCGCTTGGCTTCACGCTGACCAACCTGATCAACATTGGCATCCAATACTGGGCCATAAAGAAGGAAGTCATCGGCCTAACGCCAGAAAAGTACATTTACACGCTGCCGGTGGGCGCTAATGACGCTTTGAATGTGCTCTACCGCACATTAACAAGGCCCTCGGGCAGCTACTCGAGCAGTGCTGGTGGCAATGCAGCCTATGCAGGGGACAGCGATGTCGATACTTACTGCCTGCAAACAAGCACAAATGGCAATATTGCGATCAATTTTGGCACCAGCAACCCGATTTATGCCGGGTCAATCGGCCTGCTCCCCTATGTTTCTGGCGGTGGAAGTGCCACATGGACTCTCACCCTCGAGTATTCGACCGATGGATCAACTTGGAACACCTTGTATGACATTGGGTCAGTGGTTGTCACCGATAAAAAGTGGGCTTGGTATGACATCGACCCCGGCCAGAGCGTCCAATACTATCGAGTAAGGGCGTCTGGCGGCACGACATTGGCCTTGCGTGAGTTTTATGTGGGAAATAACTCGCGTGAAATCCAAATGGCAAGGCTAAATCGCGACGATTACACCAATTTGCCCAACAAAAACTTTACGGCCAATCAGCCCTACCAGTTTTGGTTCAATCGCACGGTCCCACAGCCTGAAATTTACCTCTGGCCGGTTCCCAACGAGTGGTATGTGCAGATGACGGTCTGGTATTCCAAGCAAATCATGGATGTGGGTGATTTGACTGACGAATTGCAGATCCCACAGCGTTGGTATCTGGCCACGATCGGCATGTTGGCGCACCAATTGAGCATGGAATTGCCTGCTGTGCCCATGGAGCGCATCAAATACCTCGAGGACCAGGCTGGTAAGTACCTGGCACTGGCTGAGGCTGAAGAACGCGATCGCAGCCCGATTTACTTTGCCCCTAACATCTCGGTGTACACAAAATAATGCCGATGTTTCTTGACACTGAGGGCTATTCCGACATCGCGATCGGTATTTGCGATCGGTGTCGCATGAAGCGTCCTCACGCCACTCTGGGACCTGACATCAACTTTCCAGGGCTGATGGTGTGCGAGGAAAACTGCAGGGATGAGAAAGATCCGTATCGCTTGCCAGCACGACAGACTGAGCGCATCAACTTGCGCTTTCCGAGACCTGATGTGTCAGTGGCTGCAATCCAGGATAATCTGGTGACAACGGATCAACAAAATGTCATTGTCTCGACGGAAGGCAATACCCAGACGCCTGAGAACAATGGGAACCTCGATGGAATAGCGGTGTCACCCTAATGGCCAATCAAACCATCACCCAGTTACCGACCGCCGATGCCCTCACGGGCACCGAGCTTGTACCCATCGTTCAGGATGGTGGCACCGTCAAAACGAC